TTTTAAAAATACTTAAAAAAATATTTACTAATAAAAAATAAAAAATAATATGAAAGAGCAAATTTTTGCAAAGTTAAGTAATTCAAGTGAAGTTATGGATCTAGAAGATTTAATGACAGATGAGACAAAAAAGCTAGTAGGCTATATTATGCCAATACTAGAAGCTGAAAAAATTTCATCTCAAAGTAAATCTAATATTAAATCTATTCTTTGGAATTATAAAGACAATTTAAAAGAAAAGTTAATCAAGGAAAATTATGACAAATCAAAACAAAGTTAAAAGTTTTATTCTTTATCAAGAATATAAAAAAAATATTTCTTTATTATCTCAAAATCAAAAAGGAGATCTGTTGGATGCAATTTTTTCTTTCAATGAGGGGGTAGAAATTAAACTTGATCCGATAGTAGAAATGGCATTTTCTTTCATTAAATCAGATTTAGAAAGAAATAAAATTAAATATCAAAACATCATTGAACGCAATAAAATCAATGGTGTAAATGGAGGAAGACCAAAGAACCCAAAAGAACCCAAAAAACCCAGTGGGTTATTTGGAAACCCAAAAGAACCCAAAGAAACCCTTAATGATAATGAAGATGATAATGAAGATAAAGATGATAATAAAAATGAAGAATGTAAATTAATAAATGATAATTTAGATGAAATTAAAAAAAATGAAATTGATTTAGAAAAGCCTAAAACTAAAAAATTTAAAAAACCAAGCATTCAAGAAATTAAAGATTATTGCCAAGAAAGAAAAAATAGTGTTGATGCTGAAAAATTTTTTGATTATTACGAAGCAAGAGCTTGGAAAGAAATTAAAAATTGGCAAGCATGCGTTAGAACATGGGAAAGAAATGGATATAGTTCTAACACTAAACCGCAAACAGGCTATCAAGACACTTACTCTTACAACCCCAACAACTACAAACATTTAAATAACTAAATATGATCACTGACAACTTAGAATTAGAGCAAGCAGTTATTGGTGCAATCGTGCTTAATAACAATCTTTACTTCAACATCACTTTCTTAGAGCCAAGGCATTTCAACTTCGATCAACATCAAAAGATCTTCGCTGAAATTGAAAAAAGAATTATCAACAATGAGAGGGCTGACAACACAACTCTAAAGACTTTTTTATTGAACAATAACATTGAAGATTATATGCTGAAAGCCTGCCTGCAAAACGCAACTGTAATTTCACTTTTTGAATATGCAAAAGAAATTATTAAACTTTGGCAGTTAAGAGAAACAAAATTACTTTTAAAATCAATTCTAATGGGTGAAATTGGCGATTTCAAGCAGATTAAAGAGAAATTAGAAGACAAACTAGCATCACTTAGCGAAACATCATTTAAGGAGCCTAAAAAGATTGATAAAATCATTGATGATGTATTATCAACATCTCAAGAGCAATTAGTTTATAGTGATTTTTGCAACCTTGATGACATAACTGGAGGTTTTGAACTTGGTAATTTAGTAATTCTTGGCGGTAGAGCGTCATCGGGTAAAACTACATTTTGCTTAAATCTTGCAAAAAGAGTTTCGGCATTAAACGGAGTGTTATTTTTTTCAATGGAGGTTTCAAGTAATTCCTTAGCTAGAAAATTTCTTAATGAACTAACTGGAGCTAGTGCTTATAGAATTAAAACTAATTCAATGAATGAAAGCGATTTAAGAGCAATCGAAATGGATAGGCACAAGTTTAAAAATTATCAATTATTCATTGATCAAGAAAATGGTTTAACCATTGCTGGGATTAGAAATAAAGTTAATAAATACATTGAAAAATATAACATCAAAATGATTTGTATTGACTACTTGCAATTAATCCAAAGTGGCGGTAAAGAATTTTCAAGAGAGCAACAAATTTCTAGGATCGCCGAAGGTTTAAAGAAAATTGCTAAGGATTTTAACATTGTAGTTATTGCTTTGTCGCAACTATCAAGAGCTGGAGACTCAAGGGAGAATAAGCGACCAGTCCTAAGTGATCTTAGAGATTCTGGAGCGATAGAGCAAAATGCTGATTTAGTTATTTTCGTGCATCGTGATGAATATTTTCTTGAAAGAGAGAAATTGCCAGAAAATCATCCAAAATATAACGATTGGTTAAGAGATTATCAAAATTCAAAAGGAAGAGCGGAAATAATTGTTGCTAAAAATCGAGAAGGTCAATGTGGCAATGTTGCCTTTGCTTTTGATGGTAGCCAAAGTCAATTTAGGGAGTTAAAAAAATGAAACATGTAAAAGATATACTTGCAGTAATTACCGCAAATGCAAGTAAAGCAAAATATTATCATCACAATATGCCAATATTTTTAAGATATTTTGATAGTATCGAGCAATACAACGCTTTGATTCTAGCAGGAAATTTTAAGAAAATGGATCAAATCATTAAGGAAAATTCAAACTTTTCTTTTAATGATTTTAAAACTAACTTTAACAATTAACTTAAAATATATGGAAAACGAAAATTTACAAAAATATCAAGAAAAACTTGAATTAATAAAAACGCATTTTGACATTGATTATTTATATTTAACAACTTTTGAATATGAAAGAGAAGTTGAAAAAAAAATTTTAAAACCAAAAATTTTAAAACCAAAAATTGAAGATTTGGAAGATGAAATTCAATATTTGGAAAATGAAATTGAAGATTTAGAATCAAAAATTGACGATCTTGAAGCTGAGATTGATAAATTAAAAAAACAATTAAAAAAATAAAATATATGACAAGAGAACTTAAATTTAGAGCTTGGGATACAATAAAAATTATTTTCGTAGATGCGGGGGAAATTACATTTTATTTCTATGGAGATTCTCATATAGAAGTTCACCCTAATTCGATTACATATATTGGCGATCAAGTCCATAATGGCGAGCCCGAGGAATGCAGATTTATAATACAACAATACACAGGGCTTAAGGACAAAAACGGGAAAGAGGCTTATGAGGGTGATATTGTTTCTACGCCGCATTTTTTCAATTGGACAATTACTGGTTATGAAAAAAGAAGGATATTTTTTAAAGACGGAGCTTTTGGAGTCAAAGAAAATGAACATGGCTTTATAGCATTAAAAAGTTTATTTAAAGGCATTGAATCTAGTAAAACTTACATTTCAAATTATGGAGAAATATATCGTGAATTTGAGCCGATGTTTGAAGTTGTAGGCAACATTTACGAAAATCCTGAATTACTTGGAGGTGAGAATGAGTAATTATAAAAAACTAGTAATTGAAAAATGCGGAGGCATTAGCTTACAGCATATTTTAAAAATTAAAAATGTTGAGGCAATAACTATTAATCAAAGTAAACAATTATTAACAATTATTGTTTTTAATGAGGAAATGGGAATTGCTGGTAAATTTACTTGGTTGTTATTTAAAAATAATAAAGTTGCTAATTTTAACGATCAATCAATAAACACTCAAGAAATTATTTATAATTTAATAAATTGGTAATAATAAAATATTTTTGAAAATAATGCTTGACATTAAAAAAGGCGTTGTATAATATGGGTTGCGAAAGTTGATAAATTATTTTTAAAAACTTTTAATTTAGGGTGAATAGATGAAATATTAGCCTTCTAGTGCTATTAGACTTAGTGTAGTCTACCACTCTAAATTTAAATCGTGAATAAATATTGGCGGATAGCTCAGTTGGTAGAGCGTAGAGCTGTTAACTCTAATGTCGTAGGTTCGAGTCCTACTCCGTCAGCCATAAGTCAATAGTTTAATTGGTAAAACATTGGTCTCCAAAACCGAAATTATTAGTTCGAGTCTAATTTGGCTTGCCAAAATCGTAAATATTTAAATGGTGGCACAGCTATAATAGTATTGGCGGTGAGCCGACGGCTCGCAATCTACCGTCCAAGAATCTTTAGTGAATTAGAAAGCATACCAACCTAGATTGTCATACGGTATGCCGAGCTTAACACAATGAAAGAATATTGAATTGCAATTCATATTTTAGTAAAAAATGTGCCACTTTTTAAATATTTAAATGGCTAGTGTTGTGGCGGAATAGGTAGACGAACTAAAACGAAATAAAAGATCCATTTATTTTTTGATTTTAGTTAACGGGGTGCGGTTCTCACGCAGGCGACTCAGGTAATGAAAGGGTGGATACCTAAATTTACTATGCAAAGTGCAAATCTTTGCCAACACTAGCTTTTTAAATATTTAAAAATAAAAAATGGAAAACAAAGTAAAAATTTTAAAAATAAATCAAAATGTAATCTTTAAAGATGAAATAAAGTTTTTAGCATTAGGAGATTGTCAAACAGTGTTTGATAGTTTTTTAGGGAAAAGGGTATTTTACTTAAAAAATGGTTATAAAAGAATAATCAAAATGCGGTCAAAAGATGCTAAACTTTTAGAAGAAGGAGAAATAGTAGATTTTAAAAATATTTGCAATATCAAAACTGCTTGGCAGTTTGATTGGAAATGGTATTATTGATAAATTCGGCACGGGTAAAGATGAGTGCATGAGTCGAAGGTTAAGAAATTAAGACG